AAAATTCGCTACCTCGTGGAGCGACATTACAATAAAGCCAAAGAAATCGGCAGCCCGTATCTCTTCAACTGCAAAGACAAGCGCAGCGGCAAGACTGTGATGATGAGCTATCAACGCTATAAGGCCGGCTTTGAGATGATCCGTGACGAGCTTAATCTTAACCCGGAGCATCGTCCTCACGACGGAAGAAAGCACTTTGTCACGGCCGCAAAGAAAGCCGGTATTGACGAATATGCAATCAAATACATGGTCGGTCACAAGATATCCGACATCACCGAAAAAGTCTATACCAAGCGAGAATTCGACTGGCTGAAGGAAGAAATCGAAAAAATAAAATAGGGTGTATTATGTGTAGGAATGTCGATGTAGAAATAATATAGGAATAATATATGACTTACCTACATTTCTACCCTTTCAACCACATCTTACTACTGCTTAAACCATTGAAATAACAGCACTTAACGGTGAGCAATCTGAAAAGATGTTTCTATCATATAATTTAATAAAGAAACAGGCAATGCCGTGGGAATTTTTTCCCACGGCATTTTTTTGCATATTTAAAAAAATTTTTCTCCTGTTGCACGCGGACGTGCAAGTTTCTGCCCTCCGGAGCCCTTTGTGAAGGCAAAACGGGGAAGGCGGTGTGATACATGGAAGAAGAAAAGAACCGGAGCCGCCGGCAGACTTTTTGCCAGGCGTATCTGCAGACCATGAACCCCCAGAGGGCGGCTCAAGCGGCCGGGTGCCGGGATGGCTTTTCTACCCTGGAGGTTCGGCAGGTGCAAAAGCGGCTGGATCAGATGCGGGAGACGGCGGCAGCCCAGATTTGCCGGGAGGATGTCCTGCGTCAGCTGGCGCAGCTGGCCTTCGGCCCTGTCAATGACGCGGTCCGGCTGGCTCTGGAGGGAAAACAGGCGAATCTGGAACAGCTGGATCTGTCCGCCGTGGCAGAGTTCAAGGTGACGGACAAAGGCGGCGTGGAGGTGCGCTTCGTGGATCGGCTGCGGGCCCTGGATGCCCTTCGGGAGATGCTGGAAGAGAAAGGCGGCGGTGCCCAGGAGCTCTACCAGGCGCTGGCAGAAGCGGCCGGTGAGGAGGGAGGTTGGGAGCACGGTTGAAATACGCAACTTCTCACCCAAGCAAAAGCAAGTTCTGACCTGGTGGATCCGGGGGGATTGGGAGGCCATCATCTGCGACGGAGCCGTACGAAGCGGCAAGACCTTTTCCATGGGCGTGTCCTTCTTTTTGTGGGCCATGACCCGATTCGACGGACGGCAGTTCGGCCTTTGCGGCAAGACCATCGCCTCCCTGCGCCGGAATCTCCTGACAGAGCTGGTACCGTATCTGAGGAGAATGGGTTTTTCCTGCCGGGAAAAACGATCTGAAAATTTGCTGACGGTGCGCATGGGGGGGCGGGAGAATCGCTTTTTGCTCTTTGGCGGGCGGGATGAATCCAGTGCGGCCCTGATCCAGGGCAGCACCCTGGCAGGCGTGCTGCTGGACGAGGCGGCTTTGATGCCCCGCAGCTTTGTGGAACAGGCCTGCGCCCGGTGCTCTGTGGCGGGAAGCCGGCTGTGGTTCAACTGCAACCCGGAGGGGCCCCAGCACTGGTTTTACCGGGAGTGGATCCTGAAAGCCAAGCAGCGGCGGGCTCTGTACCTGCACTTTACCATGGAGGATAATCCCGCCCTGACGCCCCGGATCCGGGCACGGTACCAGAACAGCTACTCCGGCGTGTTTTTCCGGCGGTTTGTGCTGGGAGAGTGGACGGCAGCCCAGGGGCTGGTTTACGACTTCTTTGACCGGCAGCGGGATGCGGTGCCTCCTCCGGCAGGGCCCTTTTCCGAGTGGCGGATTTCCGCCGACTACGGTACCGCCAATCCCGCCTCCTTCGGCCTTTGGGGCCGAATGGGAGAGGTGTGGTATCGGGTGGCGGAGTATTACTACGATTCCCGCAAAACAGGGGAGCAGCACACCGATGCCGAGTATGCCCGGGAACTGCAGCGCCTGGCAGGAGAGCGGGAGATCAGCCGGGTGATCGTGGATCCATCGGCGGCCAGCTTCATCGAGGTGCTGCGCCGGGAGGGATTTGCCGTGGTGCGGGCCAACAACGATGTCTCAGACGGCATCCGGGTGACGGCGGATCTGCTCAAGCGGGGCAGGATCGTGTTGTGCGATACCTGTACCGACTGCCTGCGGGAGATGGAGCTTTACTGCTGGGATCTGGCCAGGGGGCGGGATGCCCCCAAAAAAGAGCACGATCATGCCATGGACGATATGCGCTATTTTGCCATGGACGTGGCGTCGGAGGGCGCAGGAGGCTTCGCCGCCGTGGCCGTGGAGCGCCGGGTATAGCAGGAGAATATACCCCTGACGGGGAATGGAGGAAAGTCAGAAATGTTGGGATTTCAAAAAAAGCAGCCGCCTGCGCGGCCGGCGTTTGTTCAGCTGCGGGACAGTGAGCGCCATCCCTTTGGCCTGCTGCGGGACTATGTGCCCCTGCGCAGCGGGGAGGTACGCCTCTACCGGGCCGTGCGGGAGGCGGTTCCGGTGGTGGACGCCGCCATCTACAAGCTCATCCGCATGACCGGCGGAGTGCGGGCGGAGTGCCCGGACAAGAGCGCCCAGAAGCAGCTGGAGGAGTTCTTGCGGACGGTACCCGTTGGCCGGGGACAGTTCGGTATCAACGCGTTTTTGGACATGTATCTGGACGCTCTGCTCACCTGCGGCCGGGCAGTGGGAGAGATGGTGCCCCTGCGGGGCGGCCGGGACATCGCGGCGCTTTTGTGCGGCCGGGTGGATAACATCGAGATCCGGGAGGGGGAGCACCCTCTGGTGTTCACCATCTGCGGGCCTGATGAGCAGGGGCGGATGGCACCGCTCCCTTATCAGGATCTGCTGCTCTTCACCCCGCTGAATCCGGAGGCGGAGAACCCCTACGGCGTGTCGCTGCTGCGGTCTTTGCCCTTTTTATCCGATGTGCTGATGAAGATCTATCACACCATCGGCGTCAACTGGGAGCGCTGCGGCAATGTGCGCTTTGCCGTGACCTGTAAGGACGATGCCCGGGGTATGGCGCAGGAGCGCAGCCGCCAGCTGGCGGGGGAGTGGTCCCGGGCTATGCAGGAGACCAAGGGAGGCAGCGTCCGGGACTTTGTGGCCGTGGGAGATGTGGAGATCAAGGTCATCGGCGGAGACACCCCCATTCTGGACAGTGAGGTGCCTGTGCGGCAGATCCTGGAGCAGATCGTGGCCAAGACCGGCATCCCGCCTTTCATGCTGGGGCTGAGCTGGAGCTCCACGGAGCGGATGAGTACCCAGCAGGCGGATCTTTTGACCACGGAGATCACGGCCATCCGCCGGACACTGACTCCGGTGGCAGAACGGATCTGCCGGCTGTGGCTGCGGATGCACGGGTACAGCTGCGGCTTTACCGTGGTGTGGGACGACATCAACCTTCAGGACGAGGTGGAGGAGGCCAAGGCGGAGCTCTACCGGGAGCAGGCCCGCAAGCTGCGGATCGAAAACGACGCGGCAGAGCTGCAGTGAGATTTCAAAGGAAGGTGAGGAGCGGTCAAGATGGAAATGGAGACAAAACAGGAGCTGGCGGCAGAAGAGCTGGCACGCATCAACCAATTCGCCAAGGCGGAGCTGACAGCGGCAGATGTGTATGTATTCAGTGTGCGCCTTTGCGACAACGAGGTGGATCGGGATTTTGAGCGCTTTGACGAGGCGGCCCTGGAGAAGCTGGGAGAACTGTTCGTGGGGAAAAGCGGCCTTTTTGATCACCAGTGGTCGGCGGAGGGGCAGACGGCCCGGATCTACCGGACGGAGGTCATCCGGGAACCTGCCGTCAAAACCCAGGCGGGAGACTGCGTCTGCTGGCTCAAGGCATGGGCGTACATGCTCAGAACCGAGAAAAATCAGGACCTCATTGCCGAGATTGAAGGCGGCATCAAAAAGGAAGTCAGCGTAGGGTGCAGCGTGGCGCGGAGCGCATGCTCCATCTGCGGCGCCTCCGGCGGCAGCTGTGAGCACGTGAAGGGCCAGTACTACGGCGGGAAGCTGTGCTACTTCCAGCTGGAGGATCCCACGGATGCCTATGAGTGGTCCTTCGTGGCGGTGCCTGCCCAGCGGAGAGCCGGTGTGGTGAAGCACTTCGGCCCCGAGGACGCGCACCTGACGGCTCTGCGCAAGGAGGCGGAGCTGGGGCGGCGGTATCTGGCCGGGCTGCGCCGGGAGGTGGTGCGCCTTGCCATGCTCTCCGACGACGGGCTGGACGGAGCGATGTTCGCCAAAATGACCCGGAAGCTGGAGGAAGAAGAGCTGCTGGAACTGCGCCGGACGTATCAGACCCGGGTGGACAAGCGCTTTCCCATGGAGCCCCAGCTCAAAGAACGCTCCGCCGCGGCGCGGGACGATGAGACGGTATTCCTCGTCTGAGAAGACGACTGAATAACAAGAAGGAGGATGGATCATGAAACTTTCCTATGAGGGAATCGGCCAGTGGGCCGCCACCTTTGCCTGTACGGAGGTCAGCGAGGGTGAGATGGTAAAGATCAGCGGAAACGGCACGGTGGCAGCCTGCAGTGACGGCGAGGGCTTTTGCGGCATGGTGCTCTCTGTGAGCCGGGGCGGTGATGCCTGCACCGTGGCACTGGGCGGCCTGGTGACCGCCGGATATACCGGCAGCGCGCCTACCCTGGGCTGGTGTGGACTCAGCGCCGACGCCAGCGGCGGCGTGAAGAGCAATGCCGGCGGCCGCAGCTGCCTGGTGGTAGATGTGGATACCGCGTCCGAAACCGTGACCTTTGCACTGTAAGGAGGAGACGACAATGGCTTATCACTATGAATCTGTAAAACTGGAAAAGGGCATGTACGGCCGCAGCGGCCACACCTTTGCCCAGACCCTGGAGGAGCTGGATCCCAGCGAGCACTACCGAGGCACGCCCCTGGAGGGGATGGATGCCTTCCAGCGCCAGCTCAAGCGCTTTGACATCAAGGTCAAGGGCGCCGGTTCCGATATGGTGGAGAAGTTCTTCCATACCACCGAGTCCGCCGTGCTGTTCCCGGAGTTTGTCTCCCGGGTGGTGCGCCAGGGCCTGGAGGAAGAGAGCATCCTGCCTGCCATCACCGCTACCGTCACCAATTTCGACGGTATGGACTACCGCTCCATCGCCTCCATTCCCACGGAGGAGGAGAAGAGCCTCAAGCGGGTGGAGGAGGGCGCCCAGATCCCTCAGACCACGGTGCGTACCCAGGAGAATCTGGTGCGGCTGCACAAGCGGGGCAGAATGCTGGTGGCCTCCTATGAGGCCATCCGCTTCCAGCGGCTGGATCTCTTCTCCGTGACGCTGCGCCAGATCGGCGCCTACATCGGTCGGATGCATCTGCAGGACGCCATCGACGTGCTCATCAACGGCGACGGCAACGGCAATGCCGCCCAGAAGTTCACTGTGGGCGACGGCACCATCTCCGGCGGCTCCGGCAGCCTCTCCTACGACGCTCTGGTGGATTTCTGGAGCCAGTTTGATCCTTACACCATGAACACCCTGCTGGTGTCCAATAATATGATGCTTGCCATGCTGAAGCTGCCGGAGTTCCAGAATCCCCTGACGGGGCTGAACTTCCAGGGGACCGGTACCCTGACCACGCCTCTGGGCGCCAAGCTCCTGCGCACCAGCGCCATGCCGGAGGGCACGCTCATTGGTCTGGACAAGGGCTATGCCCTGGAGCAGATCTGCGGCAGCCAGGTGACGGTGGAGTACGACAAGCTCATCGACCGCCAGCTGGAGCGGGCAGCCATCACTTCCATCTCCGGCTTTGCCAAGCTGTTCCCTGAGGCGTCCAAGGTGCTGACGGTGGCGTGATGCATGAGGAGATCGTAAAACTGGCCCAGGCGGTATCCGGCGCCGGTGAGACGGAAGGAGTGCTGCTGGAGCTCCTTTGCGACGCGGCGGAGCAGGCCTGGACCGGGCAGCTGCGGCCGGAGGTGACGGCGGAGGGCTGCGGTGCGGCGTTCCTCTGTGCCGCGGCCTTCACCGCCGCCGCCGATCTGGCGGCGGCCAGGAGCGGAGAGGGCAGCGTGACATCCTTTACCGCCGGTGAAGTCTCCATCCAGTCCCGGGCGGCAGCAGAGGCTGCCGCCCAGGCCCAAGACCTGCGTGAGACGGCCCGGCGGATGATGCTTCCCTATATCCGGGAGGACACCGTCCTTTTGAGGGGAGTGAAGGGATAATGGATCACTGGTTTGAGGAGATCCTGGCCCGGTACGGCCAGGCGGTGACGGTGCGCCGGGGAGAGGAAAGCATCCAGGTACAGGCGTTTTTCCAACCGGTAACAAAACAGCAGGAAGCAGAGCCTTTCACCGTGACCGCCCTGGGAACCGTGGATGACCGGCTGTGGCTGTATCTGGGGCTTCAGGCTGTGGAGAGCGGGGACACTATCAACTGGAATGGCCGGGCTTTCCGGGTGCGCAGCAGCCGCCCCTACTATGTGGGGCAGACGCTGAGCCACTGGTGGGCCATGCTGGAGGCGGAACGGGAGGCGCAGACATGAAAGAACTGACGGCAATTCGGGATGCTGTACTCTCCGCTTTCAAGGAGGCGGGCATCACCGCCCTGGCGGCCTTCCCGGCAGAGCGGGCCCGCGATTACAACGGCGCGGTTGCGGCGGTTGCTGTGGATACCGCGGAGAGCAAAACCGTGGGCTTTTGCAATTACCTGGGTGAGGCCTGGGATGAAGAGGCGGGAACGATCAAAGAGTTCTACGGCAAGCGGCTGGATGCCGCTATCAGCGTGGAGATCCGGGGCCCGCAGGCGGCTGCCTGTAACCAGGGGGCCGAAGCGGCAGCGGAGGTTCTCCTGGGCGGACTGCCCAGCGGGATCCGTCCGGGAGAGCTCTCTTGGGAGGGGATCTGCTGGGAGAAGGAGACCGGAATGTTTTTGCGGCGGGGAAGGCTGCAGTGCCAGGCGGTGTTTGTGGCTAAGAGCAGCGACGCAGACCCCATGTTCCTGGACTTTATTTTGAAGGGAGTGTTGACCACTTGAGCGAGATCATGCATGAGCGGCCGGGGGTGTATTCCAATTACGATGCCTCGGCAGTGGTATCCGCCGGACAGGCGCCCCGGACGGTGGGCGTGGCTGCCAAGGCACAGAAGGGTACGGAGAATCAGCCTGTGCTGCTGACGGGGTACACCGCAGGCGTGGCAGCTTTCGGCGAGGATGAGACGGCGGGGATGAGCACCATTTTGCGGCTGCTTTTTGCCAATGGCGCCTCTACAGTTTGTGCTGCCCGGGTGGCGGATGCCGGAGGACAGGCGGAGTATCAGGCGGCCTTTGCGGCCCTGGCGGATCAGGATGTGCAGATCCTGGTGTGCGATAGTGCGGACCAGGCGGTGCATCAGGCACTGCGTACAGCGGTAGAGGAAGCGTCCGCTGTACGCAGAGAGCGTATCGGCGTTGTGGGCGGCGATAGAGAGGACGCGGCAGCCCTGGTGGAGCACGCGGCGGCCATCAACAGTGAGCGCATGGTGCTGGCAGGCCCCGACGCCCTGGACAGCCGGGGAGAGGTGCTTCCCGGTGTATTTACCGCGGCGGCCCTGGCGGGCGTCATCGCCTCCGGTAAGGATCCGGCAGTTCCCCTCAACGGAGCAGAGGTATCCGGGCTGGGGGGATTGAACACCCAGTACAGCGACAACGATATCGACCTTCTGGTGCGGGGCGGCGTGACGCCCCTGGAGAGTGTGGCCGGTGCCATCAGCGCGGTGCGGGGCATCACCACCCGGACTACCACCGGCGGTGAGAGCGATACCACCTGGCGGGAGCTGACCACCATCCTCATTGTGGATGATGTCATCCCCGCGGTACGCAGCGCCCTGCGCAGCCGCTTTTCCCGCACCAAAAACACCGCCCAGAGCCGAAGCGCCATCCGTTCTCAGGTGATTGTGGAGCTGGAGAAGAAGCTTTCCGCTCAGATCATCGAAAGCTACGGAGAGGTGACGGTGACCGCCAGCGCCGACGATCCCACGGTGTGCCTGGTGGAGTTCAGCTTCGGCGTGGCCCATGGGCTCAACCAGATCTATCTGACGGTGCACATCACCGTATAAGAAAGGAGAGAGGAAAGGGTGAATGGATTTCCCACCAGCTCAGACATCTATCTGGAGCTGGACGGTAAAAAAGTGGCGGTAGTGCAAAGCTACACCGCCAAGGCGACCAAATCCAGTCAGAGCGTGGAGGCCTTCGGCGAGAGTGAGCCGGTGGCCACCATTGAGGGACAGCGCAAGTATACCCTGGAACTGACCCGCCTGTACGCCACCGATGACGCTGTCTCTGACGGTATCAACTTCCACGACCTGCGGGACTTCTCCCTGGTGATCTGTAAGCCGGATCGGAAGATCATTTACAGCGGATGCGAGTGGAGCGCGATCCAGGAGGACGGACAGCTCAACGCCATGGTGGCGGAAAAGATCACGGTGGTGGCTTCCAAGCGCATCGAGACCACGGTTTGATGATGGGAAAAATTGATGAGCTGCGGCCTCTTTCGGCATTGCGGCTGCTGGAAATCTGGCGGGAAACGCAGAAGGCGGAGCCTCTGGAGAGGGCCATCCTGTGTAATGCCCAGGTACTGGCAGAGAGCTGCTTTTACCAGGACAAGGCGGTATTCCGGAATGGTGAAGACGTATTGGCTGCACTGACGACCCGGGAGATGGAGACGCTTTTGCGGCGGCTGGGAGGGCAGGAACCTCCCGGCCCCGCAGGGGTGAATCCGCAATTTTGCCGGGAGCGGTTTGCGGCACTGAAGGGAGTGTGAGACCGTGGATCTGATCCGGGAAGAGTTGCTGCGCCAGGAAAAGGCACTGAAACTGCTTTTGCTGGGAGCAGAGCCCCAGACGGAATTCCAGACGCAGGAGTCTCTTTGGCAGAAACGGCAGGTGGATGGGACGCAAAGCAGCGGACCTGCAGACCTGGATGCCGGGGAGGCTTCCCCGGAGGGAAGCTGGGTGATCCGGGCTCCCCGGGAGATCTGGCGTGAAGAGATCACCGGAACCACGGCTTTGGGGCAGACGCATGCGGGGAAGACATCTCCGCCTTCTGCCTGGGAAATGCTGGAACGTGACGCTGCAGGCTATGGCGTGACCGCCGGAGTGATCCCCGCAAAGGCGGCGGCCGCCGGCGGGCGGACAGCCGGCCCCCAGCCGCAGGATGGGACGGTGGTCACCGAGTATGTTCTGGCCGGGAAGGCACCCGGCATCGGAGCTCAGGAGCTGTCCCGGACATTCGAGCGGGACGCCCGCCGGTATGACGGCGGCTTTACATCCTGATGGAGAGGAGTGATGCGTATGCGGCTTGCCAGCATGCGGTATAAGGACTACACCTGGCCCCATAATCCTGAAACCTATACTGTGGAGTACCGCAGGAGCGTGGTGGTTCACAAAGTACCCTTCGGCGGGTACCTCATGCAGGATCTGGGTAAGACCTACCGGGTGCTGCGGGGAGAGGGCGTGTTTGCCGGAGAGAACGCTTATGACCAGTTTCGGGAGCTGGAGGCGGTGTTTGAGGAGGAAGATGCGGGGATCCTGGTGCATCCGGTATGGGAAACCGTACGGGCCCGGTTTGTCTCTTTGCAGCTGGAGGAGCGGCCGCTGCCGGATTATGTGCATTACAGCTTTGAATTCTGGGAGGATCCGGCCTCGTATTCTGCCGGACTGATCCAGACGGACAGTACCATGGAACATCCCGCTGCGCCTTCCAGTCCCGACGGGGAAGACACAGTAGTCTATACGGTAAAGAAAGGAGATACCCTGTGGGGGATCGCAGGACGGTATGGCGTCTCCCTGACGGCGCTGATTGCCGCCAATCCCCAGATCAAAAATCCCAACCTGATCTACCCGGGGGACAGGGTACAGATCCCATGACAGGATACATCATAACGGCCGATCACCATATCTGGGCACTTCCGGAACTGCTCTCCTGGCAGATCACCTATACGGGCGGCGTACCTTGCGATTGCTTTTCCGTGACGGTTCCCTATGAGCCGGATATGCTGGAAAAGCTGCATCTGGCGGCGGGCTTCACAGCCTATGAAAGCGGCCAGGTCATGCTGCGGGGCATTGTGGATGAGCACGAGATTACCCTGGGAAGCGGCGGCCTCACTGCCACCGTGACCGGCAGGGGATATGCTGCCCGGCTTTTGGACAATGAGTCCCGGCCCCTGACCTATCAGAGGGCCACACTGGCGGACATTATCCGGGGACATGTAACGCCCTACGGCGTGACCTGCGGTGAGATGGCCGCTGTGACTGCAGACACCACCTACACGGTGGCCTCCGGCTCCAGCCAGTGGAAAGCGCTGGAGGATTTCTGCCTGACTTACGGCGGATTCTCTCCCCGGTTCAGCCGGGAGGGAAAGCTGCTGGCAACGCCGGAGAAGGAGAGTGGTGTGTGCAAAGTCGTCGGCGGGGAGACACCGGTGCTCTCCTGTACACTGCGGGATGACCGCTATGGCGTGCTGACGGAAGTGCTGGTCATCGACAAGACCCGCAGTACCTCCTACACGGTGCGTAACCAGGAGATGATAGACCGGGGCGGACAGTGCCGCCGGGTGCTGTACACCCCCGGACAGAGCACCTGGGCCGCCATGCGGTATACCGGCGAGTATCAGATTGCCCGTTCCCGGGAGGATGCTTTTTCCATTGCCCTGGAGCTGCCGGGAAATTTCTCCGCGTTTCCGGGGGACACGGTACAGCTGGAACTGAAAAAACTGGGACTGTCCGGAAGGTACCGGGTGGCAGAGGC